TACTAAACCTGTACAACAATTTAGCGGATTGTTTAGAGTACTTCAAGTTGAAAGTATTTTTAATCGAGGAAAGTTTACTCAACAGCTAAGTTTAGTTAGAATAGTAGGACAAGACAATAAAAATGCTCCAGAAGGAGAACCGGCACTGCCAAAAGTAGCACAGCCAGATCAGCCAGACGGAGAAGATGCAGGAGCAGATATTGCGGCAATAGAAGCATCAGCTGCTGAAGAATACCCAGACGGTGCACCCCAACTCTCAGATCAAGAAGTTGCAGCTAATAATGCAGCCCTTGGAGATTTTAACGGATAATTATGGCAGAAGAAACTAGACTAGGGCAAAACGAAAGTCCTCAAGACCCCGGCCCGTTTTTAGCAAAAGTGGTCAGCCACCTTGACCCTAATTATATGGGCGCCTTAGAAGTACAATTGTTACACGAGGTAGGAAATGACGAAGATAGAGAAGGACAGCTTAGAACTGTTAAGTATCTAAGTCCTTTTTATGGTGTGTCAAACAGTGCGTATCTTGGCGAAGATCCTGACGACTACGACAACACACAGAAGTCCTATGGTATGTGGATGGTGCCTCCTGACATTGGCACTATTGTAATGGTAATTTTTGTCGGAGGAGATGTTCGTAAAGGCTACTGGATGGGCTGTGTGATTGAAGAAAATATGAATTTTTCTTTACCAGGACACGCTTCTACAAAATATGTAGTTGATGATACTAAAGAAACTGACGCCAAATACGAACGTGTGCCAACGGGAGAATATAATAAAATTATTCATCCAGTTACAGAAGATCCTACAAAAATTGTCAAACCTGAAAGCCCGTTAGCAACAAAATTAGAAACTCAAGGATTACTAAAAGATGATATTAGAGGCATAACATCATCTTCTGCTCGCAGAGAAATTCCTAGTTCTGTTTTTGGTATTTCAACACCGGGCCCTGTAGATAAAACCGGTAAGCAGGGTAAAGTAGGTAAACACGAATATAAAATTCCAAACGCATTTGTTAGTCGTCTAGGCGGTAGTAGTTTTGTAATGGACGATGGAGACGACAAATGGGAAAGAAAAACTCCTGCATCTGATGGTCCTCCTGAGTATGTTTCAGTAGAAGGCGGCACAACTGCTGAACGAGATATCCCGCACAATGAATTAATTAGATTGCGTACCCGTACCGGACATCAAATCTTATTACATAACAGTGAAGATTTAATCTACATTGGCAATAGTAAGGGAACTACTTGGATAGAGCTGACTAGTGATGGCAAAATAGATATTTTTGCCAACGATAGTATTAATATTAGAACTAAAAAAGATTTTAATTTTTATGCAGACAGAGATGTTAATATTGAAGCAAAGCGTAATGTTAACATTAAAGCCGGTGAAGAAATGCAATTTGAAACCGGGTTAGACTGGAATGTAATAGTAGGAAAAAACGGCAAAATATCATTGTCAACAGACTTCGATGTTAACGCCGGGGGACATATCTATAATACATCCAGCGGAGCTAACCATACTAAAGCAGGCGGAAACATTGTAGAAACTGCACCTGCCATTCATATGAACGGACCAGCAGCAGCTACAGCACCAAAAGCACAAGTTTTAAAAACACATAATCTACCAGATGTTGCTAGTCCCGGCGCAGATCTAACTGAAGTAGTATCAATTCTAAGACGTATACCTACAGCAGAACCGTATCCACAGCACGAAAATTTAGATCCTTTAAAAGTCAAACCTGATATAACTGATAGAGATGCCGAAGGAAGAAATACTTCATCGACTACTACAATGAGTTTTTCCGGAACACGCTGGAAAGAATATACTACAGAGACCGATACATTTGAAAAAATTAAAGGTCCCGAAGAGCAGGATGCAGACCCTTACATTTAACGGGTAAATACAATTATGACAGCCAGCCAACGATTATATGATAAAATTGTCTTAAAAAGTGCCAACACTGCTGAGTCAATACCGGGTACTAGGACCTACAAAGGTTTTAGCACAGTTGCTTCTACGGCTAACAGTTTTGCCCTTTACGACTTAGAACTGATCAAACAAGATTTGTTAAATCACTTTCATATACGACTAGGCGAACGCTTAGAACAACCAGAGTTTGGCACGATCATATGGGACATATTATTTGATCCGTTAACAGATGAACTTCGAACAGTTATTACAAAAAATGTAGAGACAATTGTAAATTACGATCCTAGAATACGTGCCGATCAAGTTATTGTAACTAGCTATGAAAGCGGCATACAGATAGAATGTACATTGGTCTACTATCCCTATAATATCCAAGAATCGATACAGTTGAGATTTGATCAGAATAACGGTTTACTGCTAGTTTAATAAACTACCCACATAATTTTAATCGATAAATACCTTATAAATGGGAATAAGGTATGTCAGCAACCGACAGACAAAATAGATTATTAGTAGCAGAAGATTGGAAACGTGTCTATCAAAGTTTCCGAAATGCAGACTTCCAAAGCTACGACTTTGAAAATTTACGGAGGGTAATGATCAATTACATCAGGGAAAACTACCCTGAAGATTTTAATGACTACATTGAATCTAGCGAATATCTTGCTCTTATTGATCTTATTGCCTTCCTTGGCCAAAGCATTAGTTTCCGCATTGATTTAAATGCAAGAGATAACTTTTTAGAACTAGCAGAGCGTAGAGAAAGCATATTACGACTGGCAAGACTGTTAAGCTACAACGCAAAACGTAATGTTGCAGCAAGTGGTTTATTAAAATTTACCACAGTTAGCACCACACAAACAGTTTACGATTCTAACGGACGAAACTTATCAGGACAGGTTGTTACATGGAACGATCCGGCAAACACCAACTGGTACGATCAATTTGTAAAAATCCTCAATGCTGCCTTGCCCGCAACACGTCAGTTTGGCAATCCTGACGACAAAAATGAAATTTTTGGTATTCCTACAGAACAATATAGATTCCAAAGCAGTAACACTGATGTTCCAATTTACAGTTTTTCTAAAACGGTAGACGGAAAAAATTTACCTTTTGAAATTGTTTCTACAGTGTTTAAAGGCGCCAATGAGATATATGAAGAAGCACCATCAATTGGTAATCGACTGGCGTTTTTATATAGAAATGACGGTAGAGGTAACGGTAGCACTAACACTGGGTTCTTTATTCACTTCCGTCAAGGTATATTAAATCAAGGAACGTTTTCTATTACACAACCGTCAACTAACGAGACAGTTGATATTGATGCAACTAACATTAATAACTCAGATGTATGGCTATATAGGCTTGATCAGAACGGATTAGAGTCAGAATATTGGGCTCCTATTTCTTCCTTAGAGGGAAATAATACAATTTACAATAGCCTTAACAAGTCGATAAGAAACATCTATAGTGTTATTACTCGCGCTGGCGATAGAGTAACTTTATCTTTCAGCGACGGAACTTTTGGCAACTTACCGTTAGGAACATTTAGATCATATTATCGTGTAAGTAACGGAACAAGTTATATTGTTAATCCTAAAGACATTAAAAATGTTTCTATAGAAATTCCGTATGTCTCTAATTTAAATCAGTTAGAAACATTATCTGTTACTCTTAGTTTACAATCATCAGTTAGTAATTCTGTTGAAGCTGAGTCAAACGCAAACATCAAATCCAGAGCACCGGCAACATATTATACACAAAATAGAATGATCACAGGAGAGGACTATAATATTAGTCCACTTAGTGTCAGTCAAGAAGTTGTAAAAGTTAAAGCAGTTAATCGATCAGCCAGCGGCATTAGTCGATATTTTGATCTTGTAGATCCAACCGGCAAGTATAGTAAGACTAATCTTTTTGCAGATGACGGCGTATTATATAGAGAAGAATTTACTGATAGTTTTAGATTTAGCTACACAACAAGAACAGATATTGAAGCAATGATTTATAATCAGCTGACTGAATATTTAAAAAGTACATCATTAAGAGACTATTATTACACTAAATTTATTGCTATTGCTACAGATTCTCTCAATGTGTCTTTTTACAATAAAACAACTGATATAAATCAATGTACTGGATACATTGGTGGCACGGCCCCTGACCCAACTACTCCTTATAAGGTAGGAACGTTTTCAACTACTCTTTTAAGATTTGTTACTATAGGTGCCTTGGTTAAATTTGAAGCGCCACTTACAGGTGTCGGTCTTTCTCAATACTTTGATAAAGCTAATAATAACAAGATTACCCCTATCCCTCAAACAGGTATTCCGTTAAATGGTGCAACTACGTTATGGTGTAAAGTTATTAGTGTAGCAGGTGATGGCACTAACAACGGTACTGGTGTGTTACTCGACGGATCTGGAACTATTATTTTTAATGACATAGTTCCTAGCGGAGCATTACTTGCTGAAATAATTCCAGCATGGCGAACAACATTTGATACTAACACAGTATCAACAATGATTGATTTAATGTTTGCTAATAAGCCGTTTGGTCTTCGTTACGACGTTGAAGATCGTAATTGGAAAATTATTTTTGAAGTTAACCTTAACACCTCAGCTGATTTTAGTTTAGGTAAACAAGGTGACAATTCTAACCAACAATTAGATTCTAGTTGGCTAGTATTGTTCACAACAGATACTGAATATTATACTACACAGTTTAGATTATTACGATATATATTTGAAAGCGATACACAAGTACGATTCTTTTTTGATGCTAGCGATAAAATTTATGATACAAGAACTAATACTGTAGAAAAAGACAAGATAAAAGTTTTAAGCATTAACACAGTACCTAATGCAACTACACCATTTACCTATGACAGAGATTGGGAAATTACTGAAGAATATACTGGACTAGACGGGTACGTAGATACTAAAAAAATTCAAATATCATTTAGTGATACAGATGATGACAGTGTTGTAGACAATCCTGATATTTTCTTAGAGATAGTTGATCCATTAACTAACCCTATTTCAAAGTATGTTGTTCAAGAATTGTATATCATTGAGCAACAGCAAGAAGACTATCGCTGGATAGACAACTCAACAGGTACTGTTATAATATTATCTACCCAGCCAGTTAATGGGGTTAACGGGCAGTATTATTATTTTATTGACACAGATGTTGTTAAAGTTTATAGTTCAACAACTGGTATATTTACGCCATCGTTAAACTATAAAGTATATGTTGGCAGATCAAATTTAAAGTTTCAGTATATTCATAATGCTGATTATGAGTCTAGAATTGATCCAGGATTAACTAACTTAATTGATATCTTTGTATTAACTAAACAATACGATAGACAATACAGAGAATGGTTAAACGGATCTAGACCAGTACAACCGCTACCGCCTAGTAGTGATGCATTATACAATTTATTGTCACCTGATCTTAACAAGATCAAATCAATAAGTGATGAAATTGTTTACCATCCAGCAAAATATAAAGTATTATTTGGCCCAACATCTACTATTGATGTACAAGCTACTTTCAAAGTAGTAAAAAATTCAGAAATTGTTATTAGTGATAATGATGTTAAGTCAAGAGTATTATCTGCAATTAATGAATTCTTTAGTGTTGAAAGTTGGGAGTTTGGGGATAATTTTTACTTTAGTGAATTGTTAACTTATGTAATGAACAGAACTGCTCCGAACATAGTTAACTTCTTAGTAGTGCCTAAAAAGAGCGATTTAACATTTGGTAGTTTATACGAGATTAGATCTGAAAAAGATCAAATTTTTATAAATGGCGCAACAATAGATGACATTGAAATTATTAGTGCAGTAACGGCAAGCAAATTAAAATCATCTGGTAATATTACTATTGCAGAAACAACAACAAGTCAACAAAGTATAACAAGTGGAAGTAACTGATGGCAACTAACAATCAATCTGAATCAGCATTACCTGTTCCTGGTAACAACAATCCTAGGAAAACTTCGGATCTGTTACCTAGATTCTATAAAACAGACAGTAATAAAAAATTCTTTTCTGCTACATTGGATCAGTTAGTTCAACCTGGTACAGTAAAAAAAGTAAGTGGATATATTGGCAGACAAAATGCTAAATCAGTAACGGCATCTGATGTTTTTATTCAGGCGTCGGACACTACACGACAAAATTATCAACTAGAACCTGCAGCAGTAATTCAAGATTATTTAGGTAATGTTAATTTTTTTAAAGATTACATTGATCACATTAACCACGTAAAAGTATTTGGCGGAAATGTTGACAACCACGAACGATTAAACAAACAAGAATTTTATGCGTGGAACCCAAATATTGACTGGGATAAGTTTGTTAACTTTCAGCAGTACTATTGGTTACCATACGGCCCTACACCTATTGAAGTTGCAGGACAACAACTAGCAATTGAAAGTACATTTACTGTTGTTGCAGAAGATAACGGTGACAACTATGCTTATCTTTTTACTCCCGACGGTCTAACTAGAAATCCTACAATTACATTGTTTAGAGGCCAAACCTACAAATTTGAAATAGATGCATTACACAATCCGTTTTCTATCAAAACACAACGTATTGCTGATACTATTGATCGATTTACTGAAGGGGTAACTGGCAACGGCACTGAACAAGGAACACTTACTTTTGTAGTAGGTATAGATGCTCCTGATGTGCTGTATTATGTAAATGAAGCCGACGCTAATACAGGCGGAACATTTCAAATTAAAGATATTGATGAAAATACGTTTCTTAATGTGGACGCTGATATATTAGGTAAAAAATCCTATACATTGTCTACAGGAACACCTTTGTCTAATGGAATGAAACTATTTTTCTCAGGCAATGTATCTCCTGAAATTTACAGTAGTGGCTATTGGTATGTTGAAGGTGTGGGTACTGCAATTAAACTAGTATCAGAAGTTGATTTAGAAATTAGTGGAACATACACTGAAGAAACTGCATTGCTATTTGATGATAACCCGTTTGACGTGGATCCATTTAGTACTATTACAAATGCCCCTAAAGAAAAAGATTATATTGTAATCAACAGATCTAGCCCGGATCGAAATCCGTGGTCAAGATACAATAGATGGTTTCATAAAGATGTTATTACTGCGTCAGCAGAATCTGCTGGTCAGTTTCCAGAGTTTGATCAAACTGCAAGAGCTAACCGACCTATTATTGAATTTAGTGCCGGATTAAAACTTTATAA